CTTCTTCTTTTGATTCTTCTGATGGAGAGTTATCATTTGTTTGGAGAGAACCTAAACCGGAAGCATTCGCTAAATGTGGTGCAGTAGCAGTTGGTATTACATGATTGCGAAGTATAGGGGTACGGATATCATAACGGCATACCGGACATCTCACATTTGTTTCAAACCACGATTCCAAATTATCAGGATTAAAAAGATGCCCACATCCAATAATTTGTCTTACTTCATTATTATTTGCAAAAGGTTCAAGAGAAATGGGGCAACTTATATTTAATGGGTTTTCTATTTGAGAATAAATTCTATTCTGTGTGGCGTGGCGAATTTCTCTCCTAGTAGGGCGAACAACAACATTTGTATATAAATTATCAAAATTATTCCATAAAATATCGGTAAATGATGAAATCAATCTATCTCTTGCAGCTGTATTTTGTATTGGATTGGTACTTGGTATTGAATTGGTGTTTGTATTTTGTCTGTGATTTGTATTTTGCCTTTGATTTATATTTTGTCTTTGATTTTGTCTTTGATTTTGTCTTTGATTTGTATTTTGACTTTGATTTTGTCTTTGATTTGTATTTTGACTTTGATTTTGTCTTTGATTTGTATTTTGTCTTTGATTTGTATATTGGTTTGTATTTGGTATAAAATAAATAAATCTCCCCTGATTCGTATCATAATATGAAGACAAATTATATTGATTATTATTAAAAGTATTTGTATTATGATTATTTAACATATGATTTATATTATGTAGAATTTCGCGTTGTGTTTCTTGCATTGTTGTAAGCTGCTGGTTGTTTTGATTATATAAAGATACATACATATCTAAAATACTCCGCTGGTCTGGACTTAATGCATAAGAATTTCTATTATTTGACATATATTATATGTAATACAATAATAATATAATTGCAAATGTGTTTAAATGTATATACTGTATTAATATTATTGATAATGACATTTGATAAATATAAAGATAAAGGATTGACTGGACTAGGTAATCTGGGAAATACCTGTTTTATTAATTCGTGTATGCAAATATTATCACACACTTACGAATTAAATGAATTTATGAATAAACCTAATTATAAAAAACGGTTGAATAATAAGTTTGAATCCACTCTATTCTTAGAATGGGATAATCTTCGCACATTAATGTGGAGTGAAAACTGTATAATTTCACCAGGTAAATTTATTAAAACCATTCAGAAGCTCGCCCAAATTAAAAAAATTGATATTTTTACTGGATTCGCGCAAAATGATTTACCCGAATTTCTCCTTTTTTTAATTGACTGTTTTCATATGTCATTAGCACGTGAGGTAAATATGACAATTAATGGTTCTGTGCAAAATAATACAGATAAAATTGCGGTTCAATGTTTTGAAAAAATAAAAACAATGTATGCAACAGAGTACTCCGAAATTTGGAATTTGTTTTATGGTATCCATGTATCACAAATTATTTCTCCTGAAACCGGTGAAGTTTTAAGTTCTTCGCCAGAACCTTATTTTATGATTAATCTATCTATTCCTCAGGATAATAAAGCCCCCTCTTTAATTGATTGTTTTAACCTATATGTAGAAGGGGAAACATTGGACGGGGAAAATGCTTGGTTTAATGAAAAAACCGGTAAAAAACAAGATGTCAAAAAGAAGATATCTTATTGGAGTTTGCCAAATATTTTAGTTGTTGATATAAAACGTTTTAATTCACAAAATAAGAAGAATCAAATCTTGGTAGATTTCCCAGTTGAAAATTTAAATTTGTCCAAATACGTAATTGGTTATAAAAAAGAATCATATGTTTATGATTTATATGGTGTTTGTAATCACGGAGGAAGTGTATTTGGTGGGCATTATACATCATATGTTAAAAATGCAAATGGAAAATGGTATCATTTTAATGACACAAATGTTACAGAAATTACAGACCTAAATCAATTAATTTCTCCAAAAGCATATTGCTTTTTTTACAGAAAAAAATCAATGGAGTAATATATAGATGGATATAACCACGAGTTCTACGATGGATAATCAAAATACATATGATTATATAAATGGATTATTAATGAATCCTACCATATTTATTGTACTTGTTTTTGTAGTTCTTTTGTATATTTTATTATTTTCTTCTTTAGGAAATTCTAATACATCAAGTAATCCAGGACTCGGAAATATGAACGAGGGCACTGGTTCAAATTTAAATATTGTAGTTATTATCGTAATTGTTGTTTTTGGAATATTAACCGTCATTAATGGAATTCAGTATTTTTTCGGAATCAGTGTAGTTGCGTCCATTAGTAATTTATTTAGTAATTCTCCAGAAATTGATATCGGAATTAATCAGACGACAACGGATTATAGTTATGGTATGAATACACCCAACGTTCCAGAATTAATGACTGAAAAACAAGTGTTTAATATACCGGGTAATGAATATGGCTATGAGGATGCAAAAACATTATGCACTGCTTATGGGGCACAATTAGCGAGTTACGACCAAGTAGAAAAATCATATGCAAATGGTGGCGAATGGTGTAATTACGGTTGGTCTGACGGGCAGATGGCATTATTCCCTACACAAAAATCAACTTTTAATAATCTTCAAACAATTCCAGGACATGAGAATGATTGTGGGCGTCCGGGTATAAATGGCGGCTATATGGCGAATCCAAAATTAAAATTTGGTGTGAATTGTTATGGACATAAACCAAAAATGACGAACGAGGAAGAACAAAATATGGAAACAAATTCGCCTTATCCAAAGACTGAAAAAGATATTCTTCTTGACAAACGTGTGGATTATTGGAAGCAACATCTAGATGACATTTTGGTATCACCATTTAATTATAAGAGTTGGAATATGATTTAAAATGCTATAATCTAGTGAATGTAAATATTTATAAATATAAATTTATAATTATAAATATTTTTATGTTAGTTTATTTATTATCTTCCAGTTGAAAGATCAATTTGCGATGCATGTAATGATTCAGTATTTGAAGACTCTGTCTGTCCGTAACAAATCATTATATTGTCTGCGGCTGCATAATGAACGTCAGTTTCCGATTCATTTCTTTTTGCTGGAGCAACCGCCATTCCAAAATCTTCAATTAACATATCTGCGAGACGATTGGGTTCCTCAATTTCTATTGCGACCACAGGTTTAATTATACTTTTTAACATTCCAAAATTACGTCCCAATAAAATAACTACACACGTTATCAAGTAAATAATTGATAAAATAGATGATAAAAATGTTCCTACATACAAAAAAACATTAATTTTTATTATATTTTCTGTAAAATTTATGTTTATTGTTTTTAAAATACTTATATATCTTGCGCAATATGAGATAAAATAGAACATAAGCATTTCTTTTAATTTATAAAACACTACTTCTTGGAGCTCTATATCTGATAAATGAATCAGTCCGTGCATTATGGCACTCGTTTTATTATTAATAGAATATTTAATTAAATAGTTTATTAATATTTTATTATTTAGTTTAATCTACTTTTGTGTTTTTTTTGTTTTGTTTTTGGAAGTTTTCGGGATAATTTTAGCAGTACCTTTTTTTCGGTTCGTTTTTGCCTCAGCTATTTGTAATAATTTGTCGTGTAAATCTTCGCCAATAATTTCTGAATCACGTTCGTCTTCATAATTATGCTGAAGTTTAGTTGCTCCACCGCGTTGTGTTTCGGTATCAGGTGATTTAAAAAATAAAGGCGGGATTACGTAACTACCACTTCCACCAAATACTCCGGACGGTTCTTCAGAATCAGAACTATTAATATTAAAAGATGTCATTGGTGCAATACCACCTTTTAATAACCGGGAATTTACTGTGAATCCGCCACTATATATTTTTCCTCCAGACAACTGAAAAATTAATTCATTTGCTCCAATTTGTTCTGATTCCTTATTCATTTTATATGATTTATTAGTTGCCATATATACAATAATATAGTATATATTCTTAAGAAAATCGTTTCATTTCTGGAACTATTTTAATTTCGCGATTATTTTTAATATGTTCCATAATTTGTTTTACTTGTGATTCATTGCGAATAATATTTGATAATGATTTTTCTAAATATTTAAAAGTAAGTGGTTCAGAAATGCGCGTTTTCGTAAATTTAAGTTTTCCATCGCTAATTTGAATATTCGCATCCATTAGTTTATTTTTTTCTGCATATTCCGTTATAGAATCTAATAATTGAGATTTTTTATCTCTAACTGAATGAATTTTTTCATTCAAAATTTTCAACTGATTATCAAGCAAAACCCAATTTTGTATATTTTCTTCAAAGCTTCCCATAAATAATATTTTATTATAATCAAATATTATTTTTATACTTTTACAATTTACAATTTACAATTTACAATTTACAATTATTTACGATGTTTTCTCGTCCCATATCTATTTTGTGCGAACAATAAACTAAAAGGAACAAGCGCTTGAGAGATGACGTTTCCCCAATATCCTCCTCTCTTTGCGCGACGACTGCGTCTTTTCCCCCCATTCTGTAATTCTGAATCACTTGGATTGCTGCTACTACTACTAGTGCTGCTATTTCCTCCACGTCGTTTTCTACGTCTAGACCCAGCAGATTGAATTAAACTCAAATTTGCAGCACTTGGAAACGCCCCGGCAACAACAGATGGTTGAGTTCCTGCTAAATTTTGAATAGATGCTCCAAAAGGACCTCCTCGTATAAAGGTATTATTGTATTGCTGATTTTCGCTACCAACAGTTGCCATTTCATAAGTGGCGGCAGAGCTGTATCCTCCTCGCATTTTTCTCTGTTTTCTCCCACGTCTTCTACTGCGTGAGCCACCTCTCATACCTTTAGTTGTAGATGTAGATGGAATTGTCGCAGTTGTACTAGTATTCATTTATATAATGAGGGAAGAAAAAATTAAATAATTTTTGCGATTATATTTTTATTACGCAAAATTAAGATTAACAATACTAATATTGCTAAAATCATTATAAATATAAAAAAAACTAAGGTAATAATTGTATAAATATACGGAGTAATTTCCATCAATATTACTTCCATAATGGGGGAAAAGAGAGATCGTAACTGGCACTTAATATCTTCCCGTTTTAAAATATCTAAACATTGCTTTACAAAACTATCTTTCATATTATGTTAAATGATTGTGAATACCTAATAGATATAATATATAAAAAAAATGCAAAGATTTTACATATGTTATTATTTTGTTTTATTCGCATATTGCGGGATATTATTTGATAATTTTTCTTTCGTTTTACTAATGGATAATATTATTGATCCAAATAATGATTTTGATTTTTCACAATTATCTTTAGGAAATCCTACTAGTATTCAAGGGGGGGCATATTTTACGAAACTTTCATATTTTCAAAAACCGCTTTATATTCAAACTCCTAAAAGCTTGACAAAACAAGGCTTTGTTAAAAATGCAAAAAAATATTATACAGAACTTATGTTTGACAATAACGATGAAAAATTTTTTCATTGGTTAGAAAATTTAGAAACAAAATGTTATCAACTTATTTATGAGAAACGGGACACTTGGTTTCAAAACCAATTAGAATTAAATGATATTGAAGGCGCATTTGCAACCACTATACGACCATATAAGTCATGTAAATATTATTTATTGCGCGTTAATGTGAAAATGAATTATGCAACAAATACACCACTGCTAAAAATATACAATGAAAATGAAACACCTCTTACCATAGACGATGTTACGAGCGATACTAATATTATTTCTATTGTAGAGATACAAGGAATTAAATTTACCCCACGTAGTTTTCAAATAGATATTGAACTTAAGCAAATGATGACAATGAACACAGAGGTTTTATTTGAAAATTGTTTAATCAAAACTACACACCCATTAAAGAATAACATTCAAAAACCAGAATTTATAAATACTTTTATAGAACCAGAACCAGAACCAGAACTAGAAAAAGAAAAAGACAATATTCAAATTATTAAGGAAACAAACTATGTAGAAAACAAAAAAGAATTGGAAGAATTGACAGAAACTATTTTGAAGGAAGAATTAAACAATTTGCCAGCGACTTTAGAGAAAAATATTGAAAAAATCACCAATACAAATAATGTAGAGAATGCAGATGAATTAAAAGAAGTAGATTTTATGGACGTTTCTGCTTTAGAGTCAATTACATTGAAGAAGCCAAATCAAGTTTATTATGAAATATATAAAGCAGCTATTAAAAAAGCAAAGGCTGCAAAGAAAGAAGCCATTATTGCCTTTTTAGAAGCCAAGAATATTAAGAAAACTTATATGCTTGAAAATTTAGATGAAAGTGATAGTGATCAGGATATGGATTTAGATAATCTTTCCGACTATTCGGATACTGAATTAGACTCCGAATTAGAAAGATAAAATAGAAAAAAAGAAAATGAAACAGATATATTAAAAATAACGAAAAAGAAAAGGGAAATATAGGAAGAATCAAAGGTTTAGTATAATTTATCAAACCAATTATTATAATTAAAATGTATTCAAAAAAATATTTTATCATTAATTTTATATAATGAGCATTTCACTGAAAAAGCTATGGTCGGATTATGGTATAGGCGCCATCATCGTTTTATTGATTCTAGCATATGGCGTTAGTTTGTTAGCCAAATATTTAACAAACAAGGGCAGTTATGGTTCCGAACATATGAACACTCAACCAAATTCTGCGTATAAGAATAAACCAGTTAATGGATTAAGTGGTGGAAACGCCGTTCAGCCATCTAATCCTTTAGGAGAAAATGAGGTATTTGCATCTGTTTCCGGTATTTCTACCCCCTCTACAGGTATTCCCACTTCTTGCTCTAAGCCAAATATTCAGAATCCCTCTGATTTATTACCCAAGGATAGCAATAGCCAGTGGGCGCAATTAAATCCATCTGGAAAGGGTGAGCTATCTAATATTAATTTGTTAAAAGCCGGTTACCATATTGGTATTGACACCATTGGTCAAACTCTTCGCAATGCCAACTTGCAGATTCGTTCCGAGCCACCGAATCCTCAATTATATGTAGGACCCTGGAATCTTTCAACTATTGAGCCTGATTTCATGCGACCTCCATTGGAAATTGGTCAAGGCACTGCATAAGCTTGTGCTATTTTGTAACTTATAATAAATTTATAGAACACATTATAAATTTATTTTTAGAGAGAGAGAGCCGAAGATGGAGTCGTTAGAAATAACGTTTCGTTTTTCTATTCCTTTTGTTTGTTCGCTTATATTTTCTATTTTTTTTAGATTTTTTTCCACCATTTTGCTGCGCATTTTGTATAACCGTGGCTACCTTTGCTTCCAATTCCGGATTCTGTTCTAATTTTTCTTTTGTTTCTGTTTGTTCTTTTTCTATTAACATTGCTAGCTGTAATTGTTTTTGTAAATTGATATATTCTAATTGACTTTTTGCTATTTGTGTTTGTTTTTCCCAATCAGATAATGTGGAGTTTCTCTCTATCTCTTTCATCCGCTGTTCCATTTCTATTGTTTTTCGTGAGTTGCGTTCTGATAATGAACGAACAACGGCCTTTGCTGGATATGTCAGTAATGCTATCAATCCTCCCATAAATTCACCCGCCATAGATATAGACGAATGAACCAAACTCATTGTGTCCCCTATAGTACTAGACAAAGGTGTAGCTGTCCTTGAAATAACTTGATTTAACATTTCCATTCCACTTGTTGCCGCTTGCAAACTACCTTTTGTTAGTGGTACAGTATTGTTTATGGCTTCTGATACAGCACCCATAGATGCTGTACTCAATTTACCAGACGAATCTAATGTGGTTCCTAAAAAATTTGTAGATTTTCCTATCAATTGTCCAGACGAATCAAATGTGCTACCTAAAAAATTTGTAGATTTTCCTATCAATTGTCCGGTTGAATCTAACGCAGTTTTTCCAAGCCCTAAACCAGACCTCGCAACACCAAATGTATCTCCTACGGTTTTAATTGACTGATTTCCAACATTCAGCGCACTATTTGCTATACCAAGTACATTGCCTGGTATTTTTGCTAAATTTTGCAAGCCGTGATTCGCGATTTTACCATAATCTCCGCCTATTGTTCTTTTGTTTGTTCTTTTGTTTGTTCTTTTCTGTTTTTTTATGTAATATTTTGCACTTTTTTTCATTATTATTATTATATATTATGAGTATAGATTTTATAAATTTTATTTTATAAATTTATTTTATAAAAAATTGAATAATGATATTTGTAATACACGCAATTCAAAAAAAATGAATACAAACGCATGCCAACACATTCTAAAAACGGGTAAAAATAAAGATAAACCATGCAATAAAAAAATCGTATGTACAAAACACAACATGTGTGAAAAACATAATAATATGAGAATTGCACAAAATTATAAATTATACGGTGATTATGGTAATCCAGACCAAACAGAATTATGGGTGAAATGGTTAATGAGTGTCGACATAGATAAATAAACTTCGTTTTATAAAATATAGTAAAAATTTTATTATTTATATAGTATAATATGGATCTCTTCAAATCAGACCTTTTTTTATATATAACCATTGGATTTGTTTTACTTGTATGTTTGAAAATATATTCCGAATCCGAATTGTATAATTTAAAATGCATTATTTCTTCCGTAGATGGAAATAAATATTGCGTAAGAGAACGGTCTAAAGAAAAAGAAGCAGCAAATTTACTTGCGAATGTAACAAAAAAATGTAAGGAATTAGTTGAATATATGAAAACAAACCATCCCGATGATGAGCGCGTAAAACGTTTAGTAGAAGGTTTTAATCCGCAAAAAATATCAGAAACATTACCAACAAGTGAATTGACAGCATATAGTGAAAACAAGGGAGAAAAACTGGCATTCTGTTTAAATAAAAAGAAACACGATGACACGGTTTTAATTGATATGAACACATTAACATTTGTTTCGCTTCATGAATTATCACACATTATGACTTCTAGTATTGGACACAAACAAGACTTTTGGCAGAATTTTAAATTTTTATTAGAAAATGCAAAGGCTGCCGGAATTTATAAGCCGGTTGATTATAAAAAGAATTCTCAATCTTATTGTGGCATGACCATAACAGATAATCCATATTTTGATTTATAATTATGGGGTTATATTACAATAATAAATACAATATTTATTATAAATATTGCATTGTATTTATTATAAAATAAATAGATAAATAATATATACAATAATAGTAAGAATAATGCTACAATCCAATTTTATATATAAAATAAATTATCTGAAAGAAAATAAAATTGTATCCATTCATGTATTTTATGGTGAAAATGTAGCTGTAAATGGAATAAATTTAGATGAATTATTTAAAACAGAACCATCAAATGCTGCATTTATAGATAGCGTTTCAGGTATTCCAATATTTAATTCAGAAGAGCTTACGTATATTAGTGAAAATAATATTCCCGTTAATTTTACTACACAACAAATTCATTATGACGATACAATTGGTACAGTTAAATTAAAAATTATTCAGGCTTTTGCCAATACGTTTTCTTTAGAAGAAATTTATTTATTTTGTTTAAAAGAAGAAATATTCAATCCAGTTAGTGTTTATCAAACTTTAACACAAAATAAAAAATTGCCATTAACCCGAGTACGTTTAGACCAATTTCTCTCCAATATTATACGTAATGAACAAGGAGAACCAATTCAATTTGATATTCCTGATAAAGAGGTGTATGATTATGATGATATAATAACGCTTCAACTTGAAGCAAAGAAATTATGGGTAAGCAAAGTATTAGGTCAAAAATTTTTTATTTTAACAAATGAATATCCTTATATTTATAATCCATATGATGTGAATAACTATGACGAGTTTATTGAACGCGTTTCTCGCAAATCTCTCACTACTTTGAATAGTCATTTATTATTAAATACAGGCCCCATTGTTGAAAATAACATATATTTATGTTTGGCAACAGATGTATTAGAATATTTACAAACTAAAGACATTTCCGAAACAACGACGATGAAATTATATTATCCATTTTTATATAAAAATAATATTCAGAGTCTTGCGAATTTACAAGACAAAAAATATGATTTATTAGAAAAGAATAAACCATTGCTTACTTCCGAAACAATGGAAACATTTCAAACTGTTGATTTATTTTATGATATTTATAAAGATAGAACACGTGAATTAAAGTATCAGTACAAGGGAGTTAAAATTATAAAAGTGATAATGCATTCCGATATTATTGTAAAAATGCCGTTGGAGGTTATTTTTAAATTGGTACATGCAACTGAAACAAATCCACTTATCAAATACAATCCATCTACTAGACAAGAAAATGTGTATCGTCTATTTGCAGACAAATTATCCACCGATGGAAGAAAAATACCATTTTTGAACAAGGCAAATATTATAAAACTTATGAAAACGATTGGACGCAGTCGTTCGGTTAGTGTATATATTGAATATTTAAATGGCACGAATACAGAAACGATTATTTGCGAATTTGAAGAAAATGGCAATATTACGATTTCTTGTGAATTTGAAAAAATCATGAATTTAAGTGACATCACTACCATATTTAAAGACGCTGTAAATCCAGTTATTGAAGAGGTAAAAAGTTATTTTGAAGAAAATGGATATAAGATTTCATTGTTTGAAAGTTTATTTGATGAAAATGTAGAGGTGAAACAAATAACATATCAAAGTGTAGTAGAAATTGATAACACGATTAATGTAACAAATATAATCGGGTGTTTGACGAGTATTTTTATTGTAGAATCGGTAGGTGATTCTGGAAAAAATATAGAGATGCGTTATAAACGTGTCGCCAATTTTAATAAAAAAACGAGTCAAGAGGCATTTGTTATTGAACAAGCGAATCAAAAAAATGGGCTTCGTGGTGAAGAATTAATAACTGCATTAAGTAAAAATTATAATATGAAACCGGGCGAAGCCGCAGAGTTACTTGCAAAAATGGTAAATGAATTACAAGTGGAAAGAGGTGTAAAAAGAAACGATATTGAAATTAAAATAAATCCTGGGTTTAAAACACGAGTCACCGTTAATCCAATTACCAGTTTAGCTCTTATAGAAATAGAAAATATTAATGATATTCAATATTTATCGTTGATACCCATTTATATAGATACGTTTATTCGTTTGACTCAGGACAGAAGTTCTACTAAGGTTCCTAGTGAAAGGATTCAACAATTATGTGACGTGGAAGAGAGAGAAGAAATTGTATTAGATGATATTATTGCTGCATCGGAAGAGGTTTTTCCTGAGCAAGAAGACCCAGAGTCATTTTTATCAGAGGAAAGTGAAATACCTAGTCTGGATAAAAATAAAAAGTCCAAAAATGTATTAGATTTACTATTTGATGAAGATGAAGAAGATGATGAAGAAGAAGAAGAAGAAAAAAGTGACGCGACATTTAGTTCCCGCGGTGGGAAAGGTTCCACGTCTTCAAATTCAAAATCAGATTCTGAAATTCCAGATTTGGATAACATAAAAGGACTAGAACAATTAGAATCAGAACTATCCAGTTCCAATGAAATCATTATTCCTAATGAAGAACCTGTGGCAAATCTTATGGCAAAACTTGTAGCAAAACCGACTGTTCCTATAAAACCATCGGTTACCACGTCTGTAAAAAACATTGATGGGATGAAATTAGCAAATCCAACTCCATTTTTTAAAAGTATGGAAGAAAGGGATCCTGTTTTATTTTTAAGAGAGAATAAAGGTAAATTCAATGCATATTCACGTACATGTCCTGCCGCAAATCGTCGCCAACCGATTATTTTAACTGATACAGAGTTAAATAAAATAGATACTGAAATGCCCGGCTTTTTAAAAGAAGGTGATGTATTAAAATACGGATCCAATCCAGACAAAAAATTTAATTATATATGTCCGAGGTATTGGTGTTTAAAGACAAATTTACCGATTGACCCAAGTGAAATTGTTGATGGAAAACATCCGACATGTGGTAACGTAATTCCACGCGACGCACAAGAAGTACCAAAAGGTGCTTACATTTATGAATTTTTCAGCCCTCCGGCGCATGGAACTAGAGAGAAATATAAAGACCATAAACCCGGTTTTGTTGCAGAAGGAAAACATCCTGATGGATATTGCATCCCGTGTTGTTTTTCAAATTGGAACAAAAATTCTCAAATAAAAAGACGAGAAAAATGCACACAAACTTTGTCAAAAGAAGTACCGCAAAAATCAGAATTAAAAGAAAATAAAAAGGATAAAAAAGATAAAAAGAGTAAAAAAGGTAGAAAAGATAAAAAAGAGGAAGAGGAAGAGGAAGAAGAAGAAGCGGAAGAAGATGAACAAGAAGAAAAAGAAAAAGAGGAAAAAGAGGAAGAAGAAGCGGTGCAGCGATTGGTTAGTGAAAAAGAGGAATATATAAAAGGGCCCGAAAAATTTCCACTAGATTCAGGTCGTTGGGGATATCTTCCAGCGGCAATTCAAATTATCCTTCGCGAAAGCAACGCAGATTGCCAAGTTAGCAAAACCAATACGAATATTAAACCGTTTCATAATTGTTTATTAAGACACGGGGTTCAAGAAAGCCAAGCGCAATCTTTTATTGCGTGTATAGCAGATGCTAAATTTTACGGAGAATCAACGGTTCCGACAATTGACAAAATGAAAGAAAATATTATCGGGTCCATTACTCTGGATACATTTATTACTTATCAAAATGGAAACCTATTAACCAGTTTTATGACCGACGCCGATTTTGAAAATGTAAATTTAGATTTAACACCTTTTAACAAGACAAAAATATATAGCAAAATAGACCCAAAAAATAAGGAACAACTCTTGTATTTTAAAAAAATAGTAGCATCCTTCCAAAACTTTATCACTTTTTTGCGCGACTCAACGTCTATTATTGATTACACTTATCTATGGGATATTATTTGCAGACCAAATCCCGCTATTTTCGCACAGGGAATCAATCTTGTCATTTTAGAGATTCCCGAGGATGATACCACAAATAACGTAGAATTAATTTGCCCAACAAATCACTATTCTAATGAATATTATGAAGCGAGAAAACAGACATTAATTCTTATGCACAAAGGTGATTTTTTTGAACCATTGTATTCATATCGCAACGAGGAAACCAAACTTAAAATTAGTAAAACATTCAGCGAATACGACCCCCAACTGTCAAAAACCATGAGAGCAGTATTTAAACAAATCATTAAACCGCTAATATATAACACATGCGTTCCGTTAGCAAGCATGCCAAGTATTTATAAATTTAAAAGTCCTATATTATTAGCGGTTTTGATAGATAATATTCATAAAATTGATTATGAGGTTGTTACTCAGGTTGTAAATTACAATACAAAAGTCATTGGCCTGGTTATTGTGAATATGGAAACACAAGTAAGAGGATTTGTTCCGTGCTATCCTTCCGAAATAAATCCAACATATGATTATTTATTGATGATAGATGACTCCATTTTTACTGGTTATATCAGTACTCTACAATTTTTATCAACCTTGTACAAAGAAAGTCGTGGAAAAATACCATGCAAGCCTGAGTTCAAAGTAGTAGAAGATGAACATATTGTAGGTATAATGACAGAAACAAATCAATTTGTGCAAGTTACTGATTTAGTACTTGTGACAACCGTGATGGATTCTTTGAAAATAATGCATGATGGTAATTATTTACTAGCGGAAACAAAAACGATAACAACTACGCGAGTAGATGAGGAAAGAGTGGAATATATAAAAAAGATAAAATTAGAAACCAACTTCTTTCAGGTTTTTCGTAATACCATTCGTATTCTTTTGAATGATTATGAGAATTTACAGTTGCGAGAGAAAATAGAAGGCGAAATAAATACGCCCTATATTTTATATACAAGTAAATTAAATTCCGTTATACAATATTTAAAGGACCTTGTTGGAAAAACAGTTATTTTTGTTGAGGACTATGACGTTTCTCTCATTGATAAGATTTCTACTTGTATAGTTATACCGGATAATAAATGTGCTGCAAAATCCCCAGTATGTGCGGTAACAGAAGATAATTTGTGTCAATTGGTCATACCAAAAAAAAATTTAATCACTGGGAAAAATAATGAAATTTATTATTTTGGTAGAATGGCCGATGAGATTATTCGTTATAATAGAGTAAAATCATATTTATTTCAACCGGATACTCATTTATCATTTGGTAATATTAACTATAATTTACACGAAAATGAAATTATTCTTATACAATCTCTTTTAAATAGTGATTATTTTGTTGGGCTTGAACCGATTTCTGAAAATAAATATGTATCGTATAATACTTATGATACTGCAGAACCAAAACAAACGCAAAATTATGAAAATCGTGTAGCTTTTGACGCGAAAATGAATGCCATAACGGAAGCTTCTACAGAAGTGCGAGAATGTGTTGTTAAGGTGAAACCAAATATTTCTTCTTCTATTTGGAGTAAATGTTTTCCGGAATCATTTAATGAAATAGAATATGAAAAAACAACTTATTGTGGGTTTTATTTGCTTATTGATATAATTAAACATTTTCATCCAGAAAAAAATATTTCTCTCAATGAGATGCGCCGAGAATTATTAGAACAATATATAAAATATTTACCAGCATATGAAAGCCAGATAATTGATATTTTGATTTTAGAGGGGAAAAAAACATTGGGTGACCAAGTAAAAGAAAAAACACTAACTTTTCAAAATTTTATCTACATGGATAATTATTATGTTACCAATTTAGATATATGGATGATAATGGAAAAATATAAGATTCCGTCTGTATTTATTTCAAATGCCGTCATTTTACAAACAAAAAATGAAAAGACAATATTTGTTCCATATGGAGCAATAAAAGACAAATTTATATTTATTGTAATGCCTGGACTACGACCAGAAACTATTCCAAAATTTAAAATAATCCAGTCGTCAAAAGGAGAAATTGCATTTCCTGTTACCATATTTCGTTCGGAGGATTGTATTCACAATGTAGAAGAAGCAATTGGACAGCAAAAAACAATAGAAACTTTTTTGAAAGAATTTACGAAAAAGGGATTTAATGCAAAAGTGAATGCAAAACCAAGAACAACAAAAGCAAAAGCAAAGTTAGTTCTTATGCAAGAGGCTGCTCCAGAAGTTCCGGTTCCTGGGCCTGGTCCTGTCCTAGAACTAGAAGTTCATGTTCCTGCACCGGTTGCTCCTGTTGTTCCTGTTGCTCCTGTTATAGAACCCGTTGTAGAGCCAATTGTTGGAAACGCAACAACAAAACGTCAAAAAATGGCAGTAGTAATTAAAAAAAAACAGACACGAAAGAAAAGACCTGTACTAACCATTGTCCAAGGAAATTTATAAATAATATTTTCATGAAATTATTTATAAATCATCAGTTTCTGATTTTGTTTCTTCTTGTTCATCTTCTTTTTCTTCTTC